CCCGCCCGCGGGGGGCGGGGGGGGGGTCACCTAGCCGAGGCCACCGCCTTCTCCAGGCTGCTGCGCAGGTAATCGCCGAAGCGACGGTCGATCACCTTCTGCCCGATCTCGGCCATGGGGAACATCTTGCCGTAGCGCGCACGGGGCACAGCGATGAACAGCGGGCGCAGTTTCCCCTTGGCCGTCCGCTGGTACACACCGGGAGGCCTCCCAGCGCCGTCTGGACGCCCCAGGAAGACGCTGTTCTTCCCCTTCGTGGCTATCTGGCTCTCGATGCGCTTCAGAGTGGCCAAGGAGACGTTTCCAGCAGCCGTCAGGTTGATCGCTGCTGGCACGAGCACCGACCCCTTCGGCATCGTCGCCTCAGCCTTGGCCAGATAGCGCCGCTCGACCGGCTTCTGCCCACGATCACCACCGCTGATCAACGTGCGCAGGTAACGGGCGCGGCGACGCTCGGCGTACACCTCGGCCTCGAGGTTGCGCTTGCTCGACCTGTTGACTAGGAACGCGCGCTGGGTGAAGGCGACCGGGTTCTTGAAGTACTGGCGAGTGGCGCCGTTCATCGCCGTGCGCATGTCAAACGCCGTGGCGTTCAACGCCTGGCTGATGGCGAACGGAAGCTGCTTGGTCATGGTGTCGGTCCACCGGATGGCGGTGGGCAACTCCGACTTGATGTCCAGGGTGAGGGTGGCCATGGCTTCACGGTAAGAGCGTTACGGGCGTAACAGGGCGTAACAAGATCCGTAACATCGAGACCCTCGCCAGCGCAGTGGATCTGCCCCTGTTGTTACGTTGTTACTTCTTTATAGAGAAATATATATATATATAAGAGAGAGGAGGGAGGAGGAGGGATGTCTCTCTCTCTCTCTTTATATGTGTGGCTATGTTTTGGAAAAAAGCGTAACAGCGTAACAACTGGGGCAAATCCCTTGCGCCGCAAAGTGTTACGCTGTAACAAGCACCCGTTACAAATCACTGATCTGTAACGCCACAGCCCTGGATAGGGTGCCTGCGCCCTTGAAACGCATCGGCTCGGCCTTGCTCGCGCCCTTCAACCTGGAGAGCAGCGTGCCCCAGCTATGCGACCACTGCGTATCGCGGAGCATGGTGGCGATGGCCTCTGCGGTGTTGCTGACGAACAGCGTCCCGGCTTCTGGGTCGACCTTTAAGCCATGGCGTTCGAGGGCGTTGCGAGCCGCTGATGGCTGCACGTCGATATCCGTTGCGTGATGCATGGCGATCTCGACCAGCTCGCCCACGGCGCGGTTGCAGGTCTTCTCATCGGTCTCCACTCGGAGCTGGTACTGAAGGATCCGACGGATGCATCGCTGCTCATCAGGGATCTCAGTGGCTTGGCTGTATGGCTCCCAGTTGTTGGCCTTGATCAGGTTCCTAGCCTCATCATCTGTTGGCACTTGCCGGGAGTACAGCGACCACGTTCCGGCCAAGAGGGTGCCGTACTGATCGCCTAGGCGCTGGGAATCGAAATGCTCAGCAGCGACTCGAGTGAAGACTCGGATCGATTCACGAATCACCGGGATCAGCGAAACGGTGCGAGCGATGAGGCGGCGCCCTGTTTCTTGGTTGATGTAGTGGTCGAGGTCACGATCGAGGTCTTCCCAGTGCTTTATGCGCTCCTGCTTCGGTATTTCGGTTGGGCTGCGGAGGGTGAGCTGAGCGAAACGGCTGCGGTCGGCGCCTTGCTTGAGAGCGGTGGCGATGGAGGACATGAGGAACATCGAGCGGATGTTGAACCTGGTCACATCACCGCCTGGGCTGCCCTTGATCATGGTGGCGTGAGACTCACTAGACGCAACACGCGCCAAAGCGAGGATGTTCTGCATCCGCACCTGATCGGCCTTCTCATTCGATTCGGCCTCATCGAAGACGACCGGCAGGGCGTCGCATTTCAATGTCTGGCGCAGACCGGCTTCGGTGGTGTTGCCGGCAACGATGAGACCCATGTCGGCCAGCAATGGCGCGACATAGCGATCAAGGATTGCCGACTTGCCCGAACCGGCGGATGCCGTTAGCCATGCGTGAGGGCGCCAGGGAAGGGCGCCACAGATCGGCGCAAGGGTGACCCACCCAGCGAGGAGTAGGCCAGACGCAGGCACCTCCCAGTGGAATCGCTCTGCCAGCTCCCAGATGATGAAAGCCTCGGTGTCGCTTAGTGGCTCGACGTTGGACGGACCAACCAGATCGGCCATGCGCTGGTAAAGGTATTGGCTATCGAATGGCTTGAGAACAGGCCTGCTTGCGCCGTTGACGATGAGGCGATCACCCAGGTGAAGCACGGTTCGCTTGTCATCCCACCATGCACCACGGCCGCGAACGCGATCCGGGTTGTATGGCGGCACCAACTCTGCCAATCGAAACAGCAGGTTGGCAGCTTTTACCCAGTCGACGTTGCCGCGATCGTTGGCTGCGAGTTGCTTCCAATAGTCGAGATTGGCCAGAGCAACAAGGTTGGTGCCCGTGTGCGAGCCACGGGTGATGCGGATCACCTGACCACTGCCGTGAGGCCGGTAGTAGTAGTTGTCACCCTCTTGGCCGAGGCAGGTGAAGTGGCCATTGGCTTCGAGTTCAGGCAGCTCGGGTTCGGCTTCGGGTTCCAGTTCTGGCAGGGGTTTGTCGACTGGTTGAAGCGACGCGGAGATGTTGGCCTTGATGTAGGCCGCGGCCTCCTCTGGCGTCCAGGTCGCGTCGGCCAGATCCCAACCTTCGGGCGCATCGGGTGGTGTAGCCACCATCTGCACGCGATCAACCGGCAGCCGTAGCAGCAGTTGTGCGAGGCGATCCATGGCCTGCTGGCCAACGGCATCGGCATCAGGCCAAAGAATGATGCGGCGCCCGATAAGCGGCGACCAGTCGGCCTTGTCGATGGCTTTACAGCCTGATGGCCAAGTGGTGACGACGGCCTTTTGGTAGAGCTTGGCGGCGGCGTCGGCGGCCTTCTCGCCCTCGACGATCAGCACGGTGCCGGTGCTTGAGAGCAGCTTGCTGAGGTTGAGCAACGGCCGTGGCGCTGGTGGCGCCTTCCATTCCCAGCGGCTATCGGACCACCAGAGCGGGCGGATCTTCTTTCCCGGGAAGCGGCAGACGATGAAGGTGTCGCTGTAGTGCCAGACATGCTCGGCACCTTTGGTGGGCGGCTCTGGGCGCTGCGGGGCAATGCCTAGGTGCTGCTCAACGCGCTGTGCGGCTTCCTTAAAGGTCCAGTTGGTGCGGCGCATTAACAGATCCATGCCGGTGCCACCGCCACCTGATTGATCTTTGCCACCGCATTTATTGCAGTACCAGGATCCGGTGCCGTCTTGGTCATCGAAGCGATAGCGATCTTTGCCGCCGCATAACGGACAGGGCTGATGCTTGTCTGTGAGTTGCGTAGCTGATAGCCCTGCAAGGGCGCCAAGAATCGACGGCCATTGGCCGTTGGCGTGCTCAATGAGTTTGTTCATTTGTTGGTCTTGAGGACAAATTGCCGGACTGCTTCCTTCGAGTCTCGTTTCTCTTTGCGGCGAGCATCTGCGATCATCTGCAGACGTTCAGGCCAAAGGCGTTCAGCTTTTTCGAGCAATGATGCCTGCAGGGCGTGATCGAGCTTGCTAATGCGTTCTAGCTCTTCTGGGTCGTTTTCACCTGTGAAGCAGTGATAGAGCAGCTCTGGCGTCAGCCATTTGTATAGGTCTGAGATGAATCGATCGCGAACGCGATTTGGCCGGCTCATTTTGTGGTCTTCTCCATAGCTGCATTGATGAGTTGCCTGACAAAGGCGGATCGAGAGAGCAGAGCGCCGGCCTGCTGATCCAGCCAAGCAATCTGGGCGGGCGGTAGATCGAGGGTGATGGTGCGGCGCTGCGGGCGCTTTGGCTGCATGGGTTGCGCTGTGGTGTCGCTGGGGTTAGCGTAGCGTGGATTTTGGTCCTGCCAACCCCATGCCAGCGTTTCGGTCACATCTCGAGGTACTTGTCGCCCAGGAGCTTGACCATCACGGGGTGAGCTGGGGCTACGAACGACCGGTGTCCCTGCCAAACCGGTTGCCGCTTCCTTATTTACCAGATTTCACCATCGACGATGCCAGCGAAGTGCTGGAACTTCCACGGTGGATTGAAGTCAAGCCGCAGCAATTTCTTTACGATTTGCGCGACTTGCTTGGTGTAACTCGACGGCACGGAGATCGATTCTCCGGCGAAGTAATTAGAGGGGAAGTGACTGCAAAGGATCTGCGCGAGATGCTTCTGCAGGAACTTTGGAAGCCGAAGCGCTTGGCGGAATTGACTGGCGAGTCAGTCCTTGTAATTGGCACTGTTGGAGGCACTTCTTCATTGTCTGTAGAGATGTGTGCTGATTCGATTCGATTTAGCCGATCTCACCCATTCGTGAATTGGCTCGGCGTGCAGAAGGCGAAAGAACGTGAGCGCAAGAAATTGCAGTGGGAGGCCGAGGCGGCCGAGCGACAACGGTTGTGGCAGGAGCGGCAACAGCTTCAGTGCCAAGTAGCTGCTCGGCAACTGCAAGAAACCCTGCGTTTCAGGCATTTAGGTCCAACCAGATGGGCGCGTGCGTGTTTCGGCTGTAACGCATTTGTTCAAGCCGGCAGCGGCTCTCTCCGCAAAGTTTTGTTCACTGATGGCAGCCATCAATGGCGCGTGCTGTGTTCTAACTGCTGCCATCCATGATGCGCACAGCATCAGAAACTGAGCGCGCCACGCCAGCGATGCCCCCGGCTGTGCGGACCGCGCCTAGCCAAGCCTGCTGCGCTGGGGTTGTGCGGCCTGAGGTGGTCTTCACCTCGATGCTGGTGAAGATGGCGACGCGCTGCCCGACCATCTCTGGTGTGATGGTGATGGTGCGCCAGCCGATCAGGTCTGCGGAGCCACGGGCGAGGCCGAACTGGACGGGCCGGCCGGTGCGGGGATCAGGCAGGGTGCCGGTGTTGTTGCGGAATAGGCGGAGATCCTGCCGCGTACCAAGCGCCAAGCGGATGCGCTGCTGGATGTCGGTCTCAGCGTTGGCCACGCGCCTGATAGATCCGGTACGCCCAGCCGGGACTGTAACCGCGCTCCTTGGCTAGAGCTAGGAGCTGGGGGAGGCTGCGGGCGGCGCCCTGCTTGCGGCGTGCGGTACGGATCTCGGAGCGGCGCAGCTCCTGCAGTTCACCTGCTAGCTGGCGGATCTTGCGGTTAGTGATTGGTGCGCATTGTGCGCCACAAACGGGACAGATCGGTTGCGGCTTGAACGCGGCGTAGCACTCGGGGCATGTCCGCACTGATGGCACTGCTGTGCCTGCGGTGCGCGTGATGCCATCGTCGAGCGTCCAGTCACGGGCATCATCCGGGAAGCCATGGCGGGTGACGTTGCCAACGTGATCGAGGATCAGAGCGGCCTGTTTGCCAGGCGCTGGGCGTAGCACGCGACCGACCTGCTGCAGGTACAGGCCGAGGGACTTGGTGGGGCGCAGGATGACGGCGACACTGGCAGCGGGCACGTCGAAGCCTTCACTAACCACATCGACGGTCACCAATATCTGCACCAGACCGGCGCCAAAATCTGCAACGACCTGATCGCGGTTGATGGTGGTACCGAGGAGTAGTACCGCGCGGATGCCGGCCGCCAGAAACGCAGCGCAAACGGATTCGGCGTGAGCGATATTGCAGCAGAACGCGATGGCCTGCTGGCCTGCTGCTAGCCGCTGGTAGTGCGCGATGGCATCACCTGTGACGGTGGGGCGATCCATGGCCGCCGCGGCCTGATCGTTGGCGTAATCGCCGGCTCGGGTGCGGATGCCGGATAGGTCGGCCAGTACTGGTGGCGCGTAGATGCGGGAATGGCTGAGGTAGCCAGCGTCTATCAGCTCAGCAACTGATGGACCGAGGACTAAGTGATCGAACGCACTGCGGAGGCCGCGGCCATCGAGGCGGCATGGTGTTGCTGTGACGCCCAGGCGGTAGGCGGCTGGCCAATGCTGCAAGGTGCGCTCCCACTGGCCTGCAGTGGCGTGATGTGCTTCGTCGATGATGATCAGGTCCGGCTGCCAGTCGATGCGGGACAGGCGTCGCGCGATGGTCTGGACTGAGGCCACCTGCACGGGCGCCTCGGATGGCTCGATGCCTGCAGCGATCAGGCCATGTTCAAGGCCTGCCCATCGCAGCTTGTCGCTGGCCTGGCGAAGCAGCTCACGGCGATGCACGAGGATGAGCACGCGCCGGCCTCGAGCGGCTGAGGCCTGCGCGATAGCGGTGAAGATGATGGTTTTCCCCCCGCCGGTCGGTAGGCATAGCAGTGGCGCCCGATAGCCGAAGCGGTAGGCGTTGCGGAGATCATCGATGGCGCGCTGCTGGTAGCTGCGGAGCTGCATGGGGTTGCACTTGACCGCATCAGGCTATAGGATCGCGCAAGTCGCCACACCCTATGGAGAACGCCGACTATCACGCGCACCCTGCGATCTCAAAGTCGCATCTCGATCTCATCGCGCGTAGCCCGCTGCACTATTGGGCGCGCTACATCGACCCGAAGCGCGTCATTCCCGAGCCGACGCCAGCGATGCGCATCGGCAGCGCAGTCCACACCCATGTGCTCGAACTGCACAAATGGGATACCGACTACATCGTCGCCCCCGATGGCCTTGACCGCCGCACCAAGGCAGGTAAGGAAGCATGGGCAGCGTTTGAGGCTGAGGCCAACGGCCGCACCGTGCTGAGCCGAGAGGATGCTGATCTTGTCATGCACATGGGCAGAGCAGTGCTCGGCCATCCGGCTGCTGCATTGCTGCTTGGTATAGCCGGCGAGGCCGAGACCACGCACATGTGGACGGAGCCGACCACTGGCCTTCAGTGCAAGTGCCGGCCTGATTGGATTACCGAGGATGGTGGCATCGTGGTGGATCTCAAGACCACCGAAGACGCAAGTCCGCGGGAGTTCCGCCGCAGCATTGCTAAGTGGCGGTATCACTGTCAGGCCGGGTTTTATGTCGCGGGACTTGAGGCTGCCTATGGGAAGCGCCCCTCTGGGTTCATCTTCATCGCAGTGGAGAAGAAGCCACCGTTCGCGGTTGGTGTCTATGCCGCTGATGAGCAGATGATTGAGCGCGGCTACGAAATAGCCATGCGCGATCTGCAGACGCTGGCCGAGTGCAAATCCAGTGGCCGTTGGCCTGCCTATAGCGATCGGATCGAACCGATCAGCTTGCCGGCATGGATGACCGGCGAGGCCGCTACACAGACCACCGAGATCGAGATGTATTGATGGAATCCACAGCACTCACCACCACCAGCACCGGCTCGGTGTTTAGCGGCATCCAAGCCTTCGAGGATGCCCAGCGTATTGCCAAAGCCTTAGCCAGCAGCACGCTGATCCCGCCACAGTTTCAAGGCCAGCAAGGATTCGCCAACTGCCTGGTGGCGCTCGAGATCGCCAACCGAATGGGCATCAGTCCATTTCTGGCGATGCAACACCTCCATGTGATCCATGGCCGCCCATCGTGGAGCAGCAGCTTCATCATCGCGATGGTGAACGGCTGCGGCCGATTCAGTCCACTGCGGTTTGAACTGAGCGGCAGCGGCGACAGCCTGGCCTGTTACGCGATCGCCAAGGATCTCGCCAGCGGGCAAGAGCTGAAGGGACCGACCATCACGATGGCGATGGCGAAGAAGGAAGGCTGGGCGACCAAGGCGGGCAGCAAGTGGCAGTCGATGCCCGAGCTCATGATCCGCTATCGCGCCGCAGCGTTCTGGGGTCGCCTGTATGCCAGTGATCTCTTGCTCGGAATGCAGAGCCAGGAGGAGGTGGTCGACATCCAGCCGGTGACCGTGAGCGATCAGGTCGCTGATCTCAACGCCGCCATCCCTGAGCCGGCACCTACACCGGAGCCTGAGAGCGATGAACTCTTCTGAGTACCTGACTGCCACCCAGCTTGCACAGCGATGGGGGTTGCACCCCGACACGCTGATGCGCTGGCGTAAGGCCAACAAGGGTCCGGCGTATTTCCGCACGCCAGGCTTCGTGCTCTACCCATTGGCCGGGGTGGAGCAATACGAACAGGCCAACACCATTACCAACGAACAACCATGAGCTTCAAGCTGAACCTGAGCATCTTCAAGTCGACCAAGCCTGAAAGCAAGGTGGACTTCAGCGGGATGATGAACATCAAAGTGGAGGAGCTGGATGCCTTCTGCCGCTTTGTGATGAGCCAGACGCCCGACCAGTACGGCAGCGTCCAGGTGCCGATCAGCGGCTGGAAGAAGACCAGCCAGAAGGGACTGGCCTATGTGAGCGCCGTGGCACAGCCGCCGCGCGACTGGGTGGATCCTGGTGATGCTGCGCAGAAGCTGGCCGCGGCCACTAATGGCGTGGTGGTCGACGTGAGCGACGACATGTTCTAACGCCCCATCAGTTCACATTCGAGCCGCGCGATCTCGTTGACGGCCTGCTGGAGCAGTTGTTGCTGGTAGCAGGCCTGCTTATAGAGAGCGACGGCCATGGTGCCCGCGTCTTTGCTGTTGAGCAGAGCGCGGGCATGTTTTTCGATCTCGAACTGCTGCTCTGCCGAAAGGGTGACGGCCATCCACTCACCGAACTGCATTGTGCTAGACCAGTGGGGTACATCTCACGATAGCAATGCAGTGCCCCAGGTGCTCCAGTGGTGACATCAAGGCAATGGCAACGAACAACCGCGACGCCGAGGTGACGGTGCGCAAGCGTGGCTGCAATGCCTGCGGCCATGTCTGGTTCACGGTCGAGCTGCCTGTCAGCCCGGCGGTGGTCGGCTGGGGGCGGCGCGTCAAGGGGCAGAGCAAGCCAGAACTGCGGGTGCCGGTGGAGCTGGCAGTAGGCGCCGAGGCCGTGTGAAGAAGTGTCACAGGGCACTGTGCACCGCCGACGGGGCACGGCATTATTGACCCACGGCCACCAGGCCACTGTTCTTCAATCCAATGATCAACCGCATCAACAACGCCATCTGCCTCCTTGTCGTCGCTGCCGTGTTCGCCATGATCGGCATCGAGGCTGGCAATCAAGCAGGCGCTACGCACTCCGGCACGCAGCCGCTGGTGGAGGTGCGCAAGTGACCCCCCGCCGCTTCTACTTCACGATCAAGTCCGCCAACGTCGTCGAGTGCGTACTGGCGCACAGCCTGACCGAGGCCAAGCTGATCGCCGCCGATACATGGCTCCCTTGGTGGAATCAAATCGAATGGCTCAATCCTGAATCTGTCACCGATCCGAATGTCTACCTCTAGCTCACCGATCGCCTTCCAATGGCGCACCGATCCCGAGGATGAGGGCGTCTACGGCGAGGGCATCAGCAGGCCACGCAATGGTGCCCGCACTAAAGAGTATCGCCTCCTAATTTATCCCAGCGGCGCTCGGCCGATGCTCTGGATCACTCGCGCCGAGAACGTCGGTGCTGCGATCCGCTACGCCCAGAACCGCTGGCCATCCGCTGAAATCGAAGTTGCATCATGACCCCAGACCAATCCATTGTTCCCTTCCATCGTTCGTTCATCCTCGCGAAAGTCATCCACTTGGACAAGGTGAATGATCTCAGCCGATCTGAGTTGGACATGCTCAACATCGAAACGCTGGCCGCACTCCAAGAAGCCAGACACAACTACGACCTGATCGAGGACAAACAATCAGAGGAGGCCAGCGGCGAATATCGCCGGATGAAGATGGCTGGCTACTTCCAAGCTGCTATTCAGATCGCCCTGCAGAGCCGATGAACGATGCTGCCCGTGCTCGTCTCTATAGCCTGCTCGAAGGCAGCAACACCTTCAAAGCTGGCCAAGCATCAGAACGTGATCGCCTCCGCCTGCTGATCGACATTCGCATCGATCAGTTGCACAACACTTGCGGCATCAAGAACCGCGAACAGCTCTGTGCTGAACTGCTCCACCTTCGCAAGTACCTCGACGAATGACCACCACGCAACTCGACCAGCAGCGCGCCGACATGATGGAGGCGCTGTATCAACGCAGCGGCCGTCAGGAGTTGCCGTATGGCCATCCACTGCGTGGCACCCTCACCGGCCTGTGGGAGGAGTTTGCGCTTGACATCGCCGCGAACTTTCGCGACACGGACTACGCCACACTGCTCGACCGAGTGGTGAAGGCGATGGATGAGACCGAATCGGTGATGACGCAGAAGCAGGCGCAACAGGCCATTGAGGTGTGCCGCCAGGTGCTGATGGGTGAGAAGTGGCGGTGAAGGCGCCGACCAGCACCAGCTTCAAGCCAGGCCATGTGCCCGGTAACGCTGTATTGACGCCGCAGAACGCCATCGACATCCGCAAGCTGTACGCCAGCGGCTGGACAATCAAACAGCTGGCGGTCATCTACGGCATCACCAGCACCCACGTCTACGACATCATCACCCGCAAGAAATGGAAGAACGCAGAACAGCAAGCGACCTCGTGAACCACCCCCCGCACTATCAGGCGGGCACCATCGAGGCCATCGACTTCATCGAGTCGGTGATCGCCGATGCACCGCACATGGTCCCGGCATACCTGCAGGGGCAGGCGCTCAAGTACATGATCCGCATGTGGCTCAAGGGCAACGCGCTCGAGGATGCCCTGAAAGCGGAGTGGTATCTGAATCGACTCATTGCCAAGATGGAGTCATGCTCGAACATCTCCGCCTGAACTGGCTTGAGCGACAAGCGCTGCGGATCCTATGCCGCAGCGAGCGCATCGGCCTGCTGGTGGTGAAGCGCCACGGCTCTCGGATGGTCTTCATCGTGCGGGATCAGAGCGATCCGATCGACATCACGCAGGCCGATGAACCGCTGTCGATGCAGCTCGAGCGGTTGTATCACCAGCCGAGCTATGGAGAGGATGAATGATCAGGTTGCACGCTGGCCGATTACTGCTGGTGTGCGACCGCATCGATCGGACATGGCACGCGCGCGTGATTCTTGGTCCGAAGGCTGAGCACCAGGTCGAGGTGGACACTGGCACCAATAGCCTGCACGATGCGCTGCTGAAGGCTGAGGCAGTCTTCCAGGCGGCGGTGGCCAGCATCAGACCGGAGACGGCCAGCGTGATGTGCTGGGACTGCATCCAGTGGGAGATGAGCACACAGCGTTGCGATTTGCTGCTGCCGGAGAGCAAGCGAAGTGGCGGGCGCTACGCGGTGAGTTGCGACTTCTTCCAGCGGGCATTGCCGGCGGCAGACTGATAGAGGCCGCCAGGTCGCCGTGTCCAAGCGTGAGTTCAACACGCCTATCCGTGAGCCGTGGAATGTGCTCATCCATCAATCGCTGCAGGCAATCGACCGGCACAACCGCCTGTGGTTTGCATCGGGCGATGGATGGCACCTCCAGCAGGCGCAGGTACTGCGGGACTATGTGGCGGGCCTAAAGACATGGATCCATCGTGAGGAGGCACGGCAATGTTCGGACCTGAAGTGATCAGCCGGACTGATCGAGACGGCGGCTACATCGAGGTGCTGATGCCTGTGAAGGGTGAGGTGTACTACCGGAGTTGTGTCGGTGGCGTGTGCCGGTATAGCTCGGACTGGTTTCAGGCAGAGATCTACCTCAATCAAATGCTGCGGCCATGAAGTACCCGCCGGTGGTGATCTTCGGCCTGACGTGGCTAGGCGGCATGTTGCTCGCCACCATCTGGCTGACGATGTTCTGAGTGGCTGGTGATCCACTGCACGATCGCCCATTCACCAAGCGCAGACCAGAACGGTTGGGCGCGATACCAGTCGACCCATGGCTTGTGGCCTTTCTGGCTGTTGCACATCAGGCAACAACTGACCAGGTTCTCGCGCACTGTCAGGCCACCGTGGACCTTAGGAACGACGTGATCGAGGGTGGGACTGCGGCCGAGGGGATCGTTGCAATAGGCGCACCTATATCCCCAGCGGAGGTGGATCTGATCACGCGCCGATCGACGGGTGACCAGCCGGGTTTCTTCAATGTGGTGCTGATCCACACAGGTCTACGGGGAGGGTGAACAGCTCGATGCCCAGCTCTAGGAGATCTTCCTCGTTGTGGACGAACTCAGCGATCTGGGAGTAAATGTCAGCCGGCAGCTCCTCGGGATCGGTTTCGGAGCGCACCAGCACCTTGGCGGTGATCTCCACGATGTACGCCCGCATGGGCGGCAGCCCCGGCTGGTTAAACGGTAGCGGGTGAGACGGGATCGGCAGATGTGACAGTTCGTTAACGTGCCCTGCATCCGGGGCACTGTGCCCTGTCGGCGGGGTACAGTTCACACATCAACGCACCGGACTCATGACCACCTACACCGCCCGCATCACCTCGACCGAGCTGGGTTTCTTTGCTCTGGTTGTGCGCGTGGACAAAGATGGCAGTGAGCAAATCGACCCTTGCTTCCGTGCTCGTCACTTTGCCACCCGCAAATCTGCTGAGCGTTCCACACAGCGTTATCTGAGTGCCGCCTGACCCCAGCCGGGGCGCTTCGGCGCCCCTATCCTCCTCCCATGACCTACATCCTCCGCATCGGTCCGTGGCATATCGGACCGTTCACCACCCACATCGCTGCCACCACCTTCGCGGAGCAGCACGGCTGCGACGATTACACGATGATCCCGCTGGATGATCCGGCTGAAGCACCCGGCAACATCCACCGGCTGCGGATGGCGCCGCTGCAGCACCCGATGGCGCGCTAGCCCTTGCTGCCCGTGACGCCGAGATCGGCGTTGTAGCGGCCTGTGGCGGCATAGCTCCGGTCTGGGCGACCGCTCACCAGCAGGAACTTCATCTGCCCGATGCGTAGGCCAGGCCAGATCGGCAGTGGATGCATCCGGCGGCCATTCTTTAGCTCCATGGTTAGCCGGCTGCCATACCAGCCCGGATCACACCATCCGGCCTCAGCATGATCCCAGCCTTCGCGTGCGCGACTTGACTTGAGAACGAACTGCGCACCGACGTGATCGGGCAGGTTGAAGATCTCCCTGGTCTCCGCTAGGAACCACTCCCCAGGCTGAATCCAGAACGGATCCTGCTGCGTGTGGCCGGTGATGCCAAGGATTTGCAGCTCAGGGTGGCCTGCCACCTCGATCATGATCCGATCGCCCAGCGTCACGTCCAAGCTGGCTGGGTTCAGATGTTCGTCGATGTAGGGCGTCACCATCGCCTCCTGCTTGCACAGGCGGGCGATCTCATGATCAGGTAGGAGCATCAGGCGTAATCCCAGCGCCGGCGTTTGCCATCAGCGCGCCGACCAAGATGACAGAAGGCCGGTGCAGCGTAGCCGAGGCTGAATGGCCAGTTCTCATCGCACCACTTCTCGACAGCTTTCATGTCGGCGCCATCGATCACGAAGTCGACCGCACCAACGCCAGGTGCTGAGTAGAGGTGCTCGCTATCGGTAGCGCCACCCACTGAGGCGTTGATCGCTGCCGGCCTGAAGCCGCTGGTGATGATGATGCTCTTGCCGCCAAACCGTTGCCGCACTCGCTCGAGGAACGCCGCCAGCTCCGCTGCAGTGTTCACCTGATACTGATGCCGGAATCGACGCGCCTCCTGATCGAGCGCGAACTCACCCAGGCGGATGTGCGGTGTGATCCGTGCGCTGAACGATGAGTCTGGCGTCAGCCTGGCAGGTTCCTGCTGCACCTTCGGCCGATGGTCACCCCACAGCTCGCCTTCTGCTTTGCGGCGGCGAAGCAGGCCTGCCTCGACGTTGGTGCCAGGGTTGCGGTACAGCTCCATGGCGGCGGGCGCTTTGTCCCATGCCTGCTCGCGCAGCGCCTTGCTGATCGTCTCAAAGCCGGGCGTGCCGTAGAAGCCAGCGCCGAGGTTGTAGGCGAAGCTCACCAGCGCCGATCGCTGGTTGTCGTCCATCACCTTCCAGTGCGGGATGGTGTTGGCCAGCTTCTCGGCAATACGATCCACCTCAAGCCGCAGCATCATGTCGGCCTCGATCATGGTGATCTTGTCGCCACGCTTCACCGGCACGCCACCGCTATATCGGGTGGTGCCATAGCCGATCGTCCATGGATCGCCACCGCTCAGCGGATCGGGGTAGGCGGAGAGATGCACACCCTCGAACTGCTTGATCAGGTTGATGCCAGCCGATAGATCAACCTGCTTGCCATCCTGCGACCAAGCCTCGAACCACGGCCGATCACGCCGCATCGCCTCCTGGTAGCCATTGGCGGCAAGGTCTTGCTCGAGCAAGCTGATCGCCGCGGCCTGATGGGGGAGTCCCTTGTAGTACCGGAACAGAGCCTGCAGTGTGATCGGCGCCGTGTTGGCCATGATCAGCGGCGCTTAGGGAACAGAACACGCAGCGCTTGAAGGAGGAGCTGGATCCAGCTATTGGATTTCAGCGGGGAGACGGCGATGATCTCGGAGCCAGCGGCCACGATGATCGCGATGATCGCAATGGTTTCAGGGGACATAGCAGCAGTGCCTGAATCTCTAAGTTACTGCTGAAGCTCCAGTGCGCGCACGCGTTTGTCCAGGTCGGACAGTTCGTTGCGTGCGTCGATCTTCAGCTCTTCAATCGATTTGGCCATCTGCACCACGGTGGCCTCGATCCGTGCCGACTGGATCTGCATCGAGATCAGCAGACCACCGATGGCGATCATGCCAGTAGCTAAGACGGTGGGCAGCGAGGCGGAGAAGACGCCACCTACGCTCTGTGGTTCTTCAGCCATCGCTGTGGCGACTTCCATCCCATCCATCGTAGCGATCGAATGGGTCCGGCCTCCCCTGCAGGATGACCACCGCACGGCGATAGTAATGGTTGTCCGTCTTCCCGACACGCTCGAGGTGGTCGCGAATCTTGCGCCAATTCTCGAGCGTATCGCGATCCATCAGCGGCCTTGCCCCCGCAGTGGCTTGCGGCCGCGGCGCCGTGGGCGGGACTGTTGGCCGTACCCCTGGCGTGTGGTCTTCGGTGGACCTGGCTGATGCTCGATGCGAGCGGTGCCGGTCTTGCTGCGGACGGCCATCAGATCCCGAGCAACTCCTTCAGTTCCTCCACCGTCAGCCCACTAGCGGCCAGCTTTTCAGCAGGCGTCAGCTCGGGGACGGGCTCGGGCTCGGGGCGAGATTCGATCTCCGCAATTTCTTCGGCGGTCAGTTCGACGATTTCCTGCTCGCCGGTTTGAACGTCAACAACAATGCGGTGCATGAGTCAGCCCTCGTAAAGAATGTTGATCGACCCGGCGTCAAAGGTGTCGGTGCCGTTGACGTGTGTCAGGCGGACGCGATCAAGAGTGGCTCCTAACGCGATACTTCCACCACCACCTGCTCCTAGCGTTGATGTACCGCTTACGCCGCCGCTGTAAGAAAACACCCAAGTGTTGCCAGTTAAGTTTGTAATGATGGCATTGCCATGTACTACTTCTCCCGCTGCACCGGCATAAACGCCAAATCCGGCAGTCGTTGAAAATGGTGCGCCGAAATACCCATAACTACAAACATAGCCCGAAGTTGTTACTCCACTGCTTGTGCCAAGTTGCAGAAGATTATGAGAGGCTCCGTTGCCACTGACGCCTTGAAGCATTACCGTAATTCGCTTGACCCAACTCGGGATGCTGGTGAAATCAATCGACGTGCCACTGGTCGAAGCAACAGCAGTGCCGGATTTGATCGTGCCCTGAATTGTGGTGCCGGTGATCGTGGTGCTGCTGAGCGTGGCAATCGTGGCGCTACCGTCAGTCGCCAGAACGATATTATTGCCGCTGGCGCTGGGGTTCTTGAGGTTGGTGGTAGATAGCGTGCTCATGATCAGCCCTCGTAGAGAATGTTGATCGACCCGGCGTCAAAGGTGTCGGTGCCGTTGACGGTCGTGATGCGGACGCGATCTAGGGTGCCGGAGAGGGTTTTAACACCTCCGCATACCCAGCCAGTTTGCGTACCTCTACGTCCAGAACCTTGAGCCACCCAGATGTTTGAGCCAAGCAAAGCAAGAACAACAGCACCTCCAATCGCATATGTTGCAGACATTGCGTCCATCAATCCGAAACCAGTTGTGAAATCAGTGGTTGCCATAGTTGTAGAGCCAAATCCCGTACCACTTGCTTGATAAGATGTCGCGTCAATGCTGCCAGCACCTATTCGCACAAGCGGAATACTTGTTCCATTCGTACTCACCCCGTTAAACATCACCGTGATCTTTTTCACCCAGCTCGGGATCCCAGTGAAGTCAATGCTGGTGCCGCTGGTCGTTGCCTGAGCGGTTTCAAGTACCATCCGCCCGCGATCAGCAAAGCTCAGGGTGCCGCTGCCGTTGGTGACCAGCGCCTGATCGGCGGAGCCATTGCCAGTCGGAAGCACCAGCGTGTTCGACCCAGCCACCGCCGGAGCGTCGATCTCGGTGTAGCCCGATGTGCTGCCGTTGAGACGGATACTCATTTGTTTGCCTCCAGGGCGGTCTTGATTTCGTCAGGGGTAGACGCGCCTTCAATCACGTCTTGGATCAGGGCGTACTTATCGCGGATCTGCTGGCGGGCGTCTTCTGCTGCGGTGGCATCAGCACCAGGGATCTGCTTGGCGATCACCTCGTCGTAAGGCTTGAACTCTTCAGCGCGTTGCTGGCGGCGATGGTCGTGGCCGATCTCTTTGCACTTGTCGAGGTCGTGCTCTACGCAGCAGTCGCCCATGACCCACGCATTGCGGAAGGTGCGGTCGCTGGGGATGTCGGCTTCGTCCACGATCTCGTAGGGCACGCCCTCGGGAACATCCTTGAGAGCCAGTTCAATGGACTCTGTTGGGATGATGATGGAGACTCCGCCGGTCTCGTTTTGGTAGATGATTCGTTTCATGATGGGTTAGCGGAAGATGGATACATATATTTCACCTAAATCTCTTAGTGTTGCTGTGTAGTCACCCGTTGTAAATCGAACGGCAGTTGTTGTTTTATTTGAAGCAACGCCGTATTGAGTGGATGTTAAAACACCAGCAACAAAACCTGCATTCAAACCAGCACCGCCACCGCCGACGCCAAAAGTAACAGCGTAATTCGCATCCGCCAACGCCGAAGTGAAGTTCACCGTATAGTCCCCTGTCCCGTTATCCGTAATGCTGCTCACGTTGTAGCTGGCGCGGATTGCCACGGTGCCGGTGCCGTTGAAGTTGACCCATGCTTTGGCTAGGCCGCTGGCTTCAGCAGAGCCAAGCTTGGCGGTGGTGACAGCATTGGCTGCCAGCACATCAGTGTCAACCGTGCCATCAGGGATACCCCCGACGCTGATGCCGGTGATTGTTCCAGAACCGTTGATTGCGATTGGCATGACTTACACCACCGTCCAAGAGGCGCCCGAGGGCACCGTAACGGTCACCCCAGCGTTGATCGTAATCGGTCCGGCTGACAAGGCGTTTTTGTTTGCAGTCAGCTGGTAGCTGGCAGTAACAGTCTGCCCGTTCTCGTAGAAAATGTCATCCGACGATCCGCCAGTTGCACCGCCGCCGATTGCGCCCCAGGCGCTGGCTTTGTAGCCCTCGAACTGGTTAAGGGTGGTGTTGTACCGGATCATCCCGTTGACCGGGGTGCCGGGGCGTTGGCCGGTGGTGCCGTCCGGCAGTTCAAGCGCCGTGGTGGTGCCAAGGATGACGTCGCCGGTGAACGTGGCGCCAGCCAGAGATGCGAGGCCGAGGTTCGTGGAGGCCAGCGTACCAACAGTTACCCAAGCCGAGTTCGCGGCATTGCGGATCTTGAGCAGGCCGGTGGTCGTATCTGCCCACCACTGGTAGGCGTAGGTGGTGGTCGGTTCGGTGGCGCCGCTGTTGTTGGTAACGATTGCCGCAAGCTGACCATTAATGTCGCTTCTTACGGCCGCTCCGGTTCCGTTGCTGACAACGTAGTCCGCTTGGGGGCTCACGAGTTACACCAACCACGACAGTCCTTTTTCAATCTTAGCCCTGCCGTCCATATCCGGTTGCACTCCATGTGAAGTTGCGGGTGACGGGACTACCGCCGGAGTTGAAAAAGCTGATCTGGAAGCCCGTTCCAGTCACGTTGGAGATCTGGAAGTAATCGCCGGCCTGCAGGTTTTGTGCCGTCACACCGACGCTGGGCAGATAGGCGTTTAGGCCGCCGATGCTGGCCGTCCCAGTGAAGAACGGGTAGGGAAAGGTCACGGCGGTGTTGGTGGTGCCGCTCGCTGCGGCGTTGCTCTGCTCGGTCCGGCGTTGGACGGTGGCAAGGTAGCCCAGCTCATCGACAAGGATGTTTTCGGCAACGTCGTTGCTGGTCAGCGTGGTGCGGAACTGGAAGCCACGGCCACGGAAGGTGCCATTGACGAACGGCTGCCATGCGTTCCAAGTCGGCGTGCCGCTCGGGTTGTCGGTGGTGCTGCGGAGTTCGAGGATGGCGTTCACCGCGTCGATCACGCCGCCGTCCCAATCGCTCCAGTCGTCCACTTCGGCTAGGCGGCTGTCGATCAGATCGCTAGGGAAATAGCCACGGGTGACGAAGTAGCGGCTGAAGTCGATGGAGAAAGTATTGCCGAAATCGACCGTGGTGGCGAAGTCGTAGGTGCCGGAAGACTGCACCGAACCCATCACGTCGAAGGTGGGCAGCAAATCCACATCAGGCACGTCATCCAGCAAGTCCGAGCCATCCAGCGTCAGGGCGTCAAACTCCTCGCTGTAGAAGGTATTGGTGCGCGTGCCTTGGAATGGTGGGGTGTCCTGATCTTCGCGGCGGTTGATCAGCGTGAGCGGTGCCAGCGTGTCGGGAAGGTCGATGATGATGCTGGTTTCGCTGGCGCTTTGGCGGCCTCCATCGTCCTCGAATTTGACCAGCACCTCACCTTCCACCAGCGGGATGATGGCCTCGGTCGCGCTACCGGATTTGGCGGGGATTAGATCAACGCTGTTGCTCCAGCTCGCGCTGCCATCCGTCAGGTTGCTGTGGCGGATATGAATTTTGCCGCCGACTTTTACGTCGAGGTCTACGGTTTCGTCCCAGCGCAGGCGACCGGAGTTGGCGTTGATGGCCTCAAAGCTCAGGTTCTGGACGTTGCCGGGGACGGCGGTTTTGCCGACAAGTTGAAATTCAGCAGTGGCTATTGCACTTATTTTGTTGACATAGTTTGCCGCCGTAAGTTGAATGTATAAAGTGCCTGGACGTGTTTGCTTAATTTGAATTGAAGGTGACGTACTAACAATTTGCCTCCAATTATCGTTATCAATTCGATAATCAATTCGAAACTCACTAACCCTTTCACGGGGGCTTACCCAGCTCAAATCAAAACCAGAGAACACATTTTGTCCATCTTGGTAAAGGTATTCAGTGCCGGTAATGCTGGTGACTGCATCGGGTGGGTCGCTGAGGTTGCTGATGTCGCGGGTGGTCAGCGTGTTGTCGCTTTCGATCGCGTTGTAAATGCTGCTGTTGTATTGCAGGGCGGTGACGCCGTAGATGCCGTCGTCCGATTCAGCGACGTTGAGGACGCGGAATTGCTGGGATTCGATGTCGTCGGTTTGGATCAGCCAGATGGCGTTGGCGTTGGGTGCTTCGCTAAACGGGTTGCCGACCGTGATGGTGCGGTCGCTGATGGATTGGATCGGGCGGAGTTCGACGTTGCCGCTGGGCAGGATGACCGAAATACGCGGGTTACTTGCCAGATTGACGGATAGGTTGCTGCTGGAGTCAACCGTGATGGTGGTTGTGGTGGCAGAACTGACGCGACCACTGCGGCGTGTGCCAGCCTTCATCGGGTCGGCAACATCAATCACCATCCCAGGGCGCAGGATGATGCCGCTGTCGATTGACACCGAGAAGGTGACGGTTTCGGTCAGGTTTTGTTCGCTAAGGAGTGCCCACTTACCAGCGCGATGGGCTTGACCTTGGCTGTAACAACCGAGGGCTTTGATGTCTTTGTTGATGATGCCGTATTTGGCTACGGCGTCTGCATCTTCGATGTACTCGTACTCAACTTCGCCCAAAGTGTCGTAAGACTGCCAAGCAACAGTTGCAACGCTGTGGCGTGCCTTCTGGGATGATCCGCTGTAATTGAAAACGCCATCAACAACATTGCTTGGTCCGAGCAGATATTGCGAGTCGGTCGGTTTGTCTTGCTGGAGCACCAGCGAGCCGGCGCCGTAATACGCGATGCCACGGAATAAGCTGGTCATCTCTTGGATGACGTTATAAACCTCGTCGCGGCTGTTGATCAGTAGGTTGCAGGAGAAACGGGGCTCCAAGCCGCCTTTGCCGTCGTCAACCAACTCGTTGCAATACTGGCTAATCGCGTAAAAGTCATAGCGATCCAAATTGCTGGCTGGTATTCCGGCGCCGTAACGAGTGCTGGTCAATAAATCCCACAGGCACCAAGCTGGATCGTTGCACCAAGTCGCTGCGCCAAAGGTGCCGTTCCAAACGCCGGCGTAGGTTACGCGCCCTATATGTGTAGTGGTATCAACGGTTGCGTTGCTGGGCAACTGTATTTTTGCTCCACGAATTAGATATTTACGCTTGGGGATATTATTGAAGTTGCGCGAGTCAAACCGCAGGCCAACAAGGGCGCTGTTTGGATAACGCAATTTTTCGTCAATAATTTCTGTATAGCTAGACCAAAAAGTATCGTTTTGGCGCTTGGCGGAGCTTTCGTCGCCACTTGTTCTCGTGATCCGGATGTCAACGGGGAATGCACCATTAAGCGCCAGCATGTAATCACGTTGATATAGATTTCCTGTTTTGCCGCTAATCGTATCGCTAATGACCTCTGTGTAACCGCCGGAGTTGTATTGGGTTTCAATTTTTAGCGATACGCTGTGGCCAACAATGTCGCCGTCGTCCTGCAGGATCTGTAATGCTGGCACGTTAATTGTTACGCGCACACGATCAACCGCAGTATTTGTAACTTGACGGGTGATGGGTGTTGATGCAAAAAGCTGGACGCTAACACCGTTTTCGGATTCTGTTGCGTTTAAGTCGGCACCAATAACAGTTTGATTCTGCGTGCCGTTTCTGGTAACAACTTGATAACCGCGAAAGTTTTTATTTCCTGCTGCGTCTTCAATAGGGGTGTCATCTAAGTAAATACTTTTGGCGCCGTTATCTAGACCTTGAATTTCACCTTCGCAAAGAAGGTCTAGAACACTTGCGTACTGGGTGGACTGCAGCGAATCATCTGCCTCATAAGGCGTCCTTCTGCCGCCGCCACCGCCCTTGCCACCACCGCCACCACCGCCACCAGCACCAGCGATACCAAGGCCAAGACCGGCATTGTGTACACGGATTCCGCCAGCGATAAAGGTGTGATGACCTTCGACGGTCAGGTTGTAGACCGTGCCATTGCAAAACTCGGTCTTGCCGACGATGGGGCGCAGGTGACCGTTGGCGTCAACGAGGCAGTCGTCGGAGCCAAGCGTGTCGATTTCGACGAAGGCGTTGAACTGGTTGAGGACCCAATGGTTCGGGGTGGCATCAAGATGCTGGCCGCCCCAGAGCGTGTAACGGATGACGCGCTCGCCTTCGTGCTCGTGGACTTTGAGGATTTTGGCTTCGTGGACTTCGCCGGTGTGATCAAAGCTCAGAACCAGATCGCCCGATTGCAGTTCATCAATTCGGCGTTGGCCGTTTGGAACATTAACGAGCGTATGACCAAGGAAGCAGCCTCCACCGCCACCGCCACCAGAACCTTGGAGTAGAGCTGTTCTTTTTGTCATCAACCCTTGCTCGCAAATACTTCGCCAGTGGACTTACCAGCACTGCCGCTGAACTCCACATCAAGGCCGCTAGAAATTACAGCGGAACCCACAAATAATCGACCGTAGGCAATCGGTACGGGCAATCCTTGCTTGGATGTGTTCACAATGCCGCTAAAACTAAACGATTCCAGCTTTGCCGCCTCACGTCCGCGCTCTAGCGGCGATGTTGATTGCACTGGAGATGGGGAAATGGCCTGTGCAACGCCACCAATCAGCATGGATGCACCAATTAGCCCCAAAGATGTTGAAATTGTTGCCGCCGCTGCGCCGGAAAAAAGACCTGCACCAAGACCCAAAAAACCTGCGCCAGCGGGACCTGCAACAATCGCCAAAGCAACAAAACCGATTCCCGCCAAAATCTGTCCGGCACCATCGCCGGCACCAGCAATTACAGGCGTGATGCTAAAAACTTCGCGCTCACTAAATGGAGCCGCAATCAACACGGCGTTTTGTTCGGTGACCTTTTCTTTTCCGATTGTTACGCGATAGCCAACACCGTCCTGTTCGCTATCAATCAGCCACTTTTCAAGACCGGGAAAATTGACGCAAAGTGCCTTGAGCGCCTGCGCTGGCGTGTCGGCTTCAAATTGGAAGCGGCACTGACCCAGCTTTTTGCGGAGTGCGCCGTAGACCTTAACGACTTTCATGCCGCAGGACTCGGGCGGTGCTTTTTAGATAATAGCCGCCATAGATGTCGCGGCTACTGAGGCGGCCTTGGATGTGGTGCAGGATCAGTTGGTCGCCAAGGTAGACGGCAGCGTGGTTGGGTAGCGATGATGCAAGCTGCATCAGGATTGCGTCGCCGTACTGCATTTCCTCCAAGGGGATGGAACGAAAGCCTTCGTTGGCGAAGTTGTCTAGGTATAAATTCTCATTCCGTAGCCAGAACTGGTCGCGGCGGTCGTAGTCGCTGAGGTTCAGCCCAAATTCGCGGTTGTACCAGTCGCGGCACAGGCTGTAGCAGTCCACGATGCCGAAGACAAATTCGCGTCCCACGTAAGGGAGTTCAAAACCTTCGGGTTCGCAGTAGCCCCACTGTTCCGTCTGGGGATTGACGATGTGCCAAGGCAGGCCGGATTTTTCGCAGGCAACGCGGTCGGCTTGCGATGGGGCGTGGTTGGTTTTGGGGTGGCTATGCACCACCGCCACGATTTCGCCCTGTTCTTCAGCGGCAACGTAGTCAGCCGGATCCAGCACAAAGTGTTCGTCTGGTGTTTCGGCCATGTTGCGGCAGGGGAAATACCGCTTGCGGCCTTTGACCACGGCAACCAAGCCGCAGGACTCTTTTGGGAACTCTGCTCTGGCGTGCTCCAGGGCAGCAGCTTTAACAGTGTCAGAAAGTTTCATTGGAGCAGTCCTGCGCTTGGGAATGAGCCGAATGGGAGTTCTGCAGTTTCACCAAAACGCAATTTGCATGAGCCGATCCGCTTACCGCATTTGTCCTGTGCCAGCGTGCCCACCACGTTGTCGTTGATGTCCCAGTAGTTGCTGCCGGTGTAGCCGCACTCGGTGCTGCGGTATTTCCACTGGCAGATGTTGGCGATGATTTGGCGCTTGGGGATCATCACGCCAGCGAGGTCGAATTTGCTGGCCAGCTCGAAGCTCACAGAGTCGCGGTTTT